ATACCGTGTAATCTCTTGCCTTAGAGATACCCGGTAGCCGGTTATGTAGCCGCCCAAGAAAGAAACCCACAGCCCTGACGGGTTGAAGGCAACGTTTCGAGGGTGATTGATCAGCTTAGGTTCGTCTTTGTCTGACGAATCTCTGTCACGATGAACACGATAGCCAAAAAATATAGGCGTCGATTTCACGTAACGGGCTAAGCCGAAGCTGCGTGGAACAAAACGGTTAGTCTTGTCCACAAGCTCCCACGGCGTTAGTATGCCGCTGTCATCCGCTTCGTGTAAAGGAACTACACACTTACGGGCCTCAGGATATACCTGAAGGACGTAGGCGACGGTATTGCGCAATGCAACACCTGTCTTAGCGGTCCACTGGTTCAATCTGTTGATAGCTACAAAAGAGTCCTGAATCGTACGGAGACGTTTAACGTACACCGGACGAACGTCACTACCTAAAAAGTAGTCGCCGCCACAGGACTCTCGGAACGGACCTTCAACAAAGGTCTTGCCATCGTTAACTACGAACCCCAGGAGGCTTAACAACCTCCTCAGAAGGCGTTCTGCACGTTTATCTATGATAATATCATCACCATAGACGGACATGTTACGAACACCGACGTGGCACCTCGTTTGACACGGGATGTCAAGGTATCGTAGGACTACGGCACAACACGCCGCAAACAGTAGTGTCTGAAGGGGAAACGTGAAACCATTCCCCATCGTAGACACCATATGTAGCGGGACAAGACTACCGTCTGGTAGACGGCTCACAGGGCACCTTAGACGCATAAGCGTTTCCATGAAACTTTTTGGGAACACGTAATGCATCATATGGAGGCCAAGCGAGTCCGAGGCACTCTCAAGATCCATAGTACATAAATGATCCAGTTGAGAGCCTAATCTTGCCATGCGCCTATTGACTTCTTGTTGCACTCTGAAGTCAATATTATACACCTTCCGCAAGCGGGAATGTATAAGATCACCTAAACCGAGTTGCATCCACATATTAACGGATGGTTCGGTGCAGATTGTTCGCGCAACGTCTTGGTTCTTATTAACGAAGTTTAACTTACTGTGACTTACCACCTTGATGGGGCCTATGGCAGTGGCATCGCTATAAGCTAGCCTTAACTGCTGGTTTCTTAGCACCAAGGAGTCCCAGATATCTGGGAGGCCTGACGTACTAGTGAGCCGGGAAGCAAACATCTTTGTGTAAAAATCACAGCCAAGTGCGCCAACAGACGCACCCGGCCCGACACCGCCAGCATTGAACATACTGGTGTAGTCGGCAAAGAGCGGCCCTAAATTACTAGGGTCGAGGAACTCTTTAATCTCTACTTGTAACATAGAGAAGAGTTCCCAATCCGGCTGAACCAAGTTAAGTTCAAGACCCCACGAGCGAACGCGTTCATTAACGGCATTGAATTTTCCCAATGCCGCAGTGCACGCGAACTGCGAAGGCTTGAGAGCATTGTTGAATTTCTTCAACAAGCTTTCCTTTAGACGGTAGCAAGCTACCTGTCTTGGGGAGTCATCTACGCTCCAGGAAGGAGCGTCGACGTCTATCTCAGTTCTCAGGTCCTTTCGTAAGCTCTGGATAAGTTGATCTGCGCAGAATTTCACAGACCTACCACCCAGCAACGGCGAGATGCTCGGCAAGCTTATCATCATTGGTACCGATGGCTAGCGAGCAGAGCATGATATAGACTAGCTCAGATGAGGAAGCCTCGGCAATGGTAAGCGCCGGGACTTCAGTATTCATCGGGCCAGTCCGGCACCAAATGGTATACCACGAACCGAAACCGCGGACCGGCTCTAAAAAAACAGAGAAGGCTTCGCAGTTCGAATTCAGGGCATAGCCAAGAAGGTGCAGCACGCCATCTAAAGAGGTCTGATACGAGCTGTGATCAAGAGACTCACAGTGTTGGATCAGACATTTTAGTGTCGTGCTTCTCACGCCAGAAAGCGCCTTATAGTCTCGCATGATTCGCGCGAGATTCTGAGACGTAAAATTGACGCGAGACGACCACTTCGACGTTGACATACTCAAGTTATTCATTTGTAGCTCCTAATGAAGGTGTATTACAAATGAGCAGCGGTGGCTTGCGCCACTAGTGCCCAACTAAAGAGCACCAGTAATCGCCAGGTCTCCCATATTCGAGCTTTGTTGAGCTACCGCACCCAAGTGGGCAGAGTAGCCAGCACGGATATTGGGAGCGTCGGCGAGGTCCGCTCCGGCCGGTATTTCAGCCGTGGTTCGCCAAATCGCAACGCGATAAGGCTGACCGGCAAGAGGCAAGACGCCCTTGCGTGTAACGACTGTATAAGTATTGGTCGGAACTTGAGACACGATCCCTGTAACCGGATTCGCAGGCGGCAAAACTCGCAGCGTGCTTGGACGGGTAAAATTGATCGTGAACGGGGCAGCGACGGTGTGAACCGTCACGCCCGCTTGGGTACCGCCGAGGGCTGACACATACACCTGCTTACCAGGTTGGTTCGTAGGTGCGGTATCAGCCAAGACGGTGTAGGTGGGGCTTGTAAACCCCGTCTGCGCGGCGCCCGTGATGGGCGAAGTAACAGCGATGGGCATTTGAATGTGCCTATATGAGGGTTGAGCTATCAAAAATAAATATGATAGCCGACACCGCCCTTCCCAGAAATATCCGGTCTCACTTGCCTGGCACTAGAAAGCTGTCGAGTCAAAGCGGCGATATTTAGCCACTTTGTGGACAGCAGGCCAGGACATTTGAAATGGAACGTCGGGTAAGGAACGGAAGATGGCGCGTCACGATAAACATAACGTGCCAAACCGACAGCCGAAGGAGCCTCGCGAAGTTGGTAACTCAACGCGAGTTGCGCCGATGTCAAGTGAGCGTCACGCATGGTGTATGCATAACTGTTTCTTACAGTTCTGTTAACCCATCTTGGTGACACTTGCCACAGACGCATCCCGTCTAGCACTTCGCCAACATTGGCGAAGTAGTCGACGAGCCATGAAAGAGGTACAGCTTCATATAGGGCAGGGATGATGTCATAATCATCCGTTCCTATGTGTTGAAGAGCCTTCTTCATGCCTGGAGGTTTAGACTCGAAACAAGCTTTGTATCGTACAGTGTTAAGTCGATGTTCATAGTCGACTATATTGAACGAGAAGCCTGTTGCGCCTACAACTGTCTGATGAATAACTAGCGGGTAGCGGTCGTCGATCTGTTCCTTCCCATAACCGCTGACCGTAAAAAAGTCAGCAGGGTCGGTTTCACGATCGAACAAACCGTTGTACGCAGCCGTTGCATCAGATAGATCGTCTAGTGTCGGCTTGACACCAAACTTGTAGGCTAACCACGCATTTGCCACATCCTTACCGTGTTGTTTCCTTTTCACGGAGATGCGTCCGATTTTCTTGATAGTGCCTGCAAAATCCCAAGTGGCTTGGTAAAGAGACTTAAGCGGAGACGCGAGCATATGATATGTCTCGCGAACCTCTGCTAAAAAGTTTCCACCGCGCCAGGTATTCTGATGGGCAATATAATGACTCAAGAATTTCGAGCTTGCGCGCCGATCTGCGAGAACAGAGATCGAATTGGAAGCTGAAAACGGCCCAAAGTAGGTCGCTAACAGATCCCCATACGTAAGTTGAAATACATACGAACCGGCTCCGCCGGTCCAATTTTCAACAACGCCTTGGGTCCAGTCCAATCGCTCGCAGGTGTTCCCGACGAGGGTGGTAGTAGCCGATATATGGTTAGCGATTTTCTCGCGCCAGTAGGGCAAATTATCACCTTTGGTTACGGACGAAGTAAGAACGATGTTCTTCGTAGAGAAGAGGTGCTGATGTGTTCCCACACCAGGCGGACCTCCAACCCAACGATCAACATCCGAACGTAGAGCCAATGGACGGGTCGAATTGACCGTCGTACTCATAGGAACCTCTAGCTTTAAGGTTAGAGCGACCTAATAGGGCGCCCGGCAAAGCCGG